TGAAATATGGCTAGAAAAAGTGGGTCTGCTATTTATATGAGCATCATGTTTTGTACAAGGATCTTGAAGCCTGTGTTCTATGGAGCCACCACATATTGTTCCTGTCAACATATCCAATAAGCTCTGATCTACTAGGCATCTCAATTGACATAAACTTAACAAGAAATTATTTAGTTCAGAACCAGGTTGTATAACCCATTTTATCAAAGTATTTATCTTAATAGCAGCTTCTAGGGGTCTATTTGATATGTTACTCAATTCTCTACCTTTACTCATTTTGACTTTTGTTTGACTACCTATATAAGGATCATTTGATCCTCTTTCATTAAAATTATCTTTAGTTAAGGATAATGAAAACGAGATATATTCAACATGATCATTTGACAGCATTTCATGAGGATTAATAGTGACTTCATGCAATTCCATCATTTCTATAGGATGAGGAACAGTACTTCCAACGACTTTATTCAATTTCCAGCTAAAGCTTCGATAGATATCAGCTATTTCAGTTGAGCAAGAATTGAGATCATAAACTAAATTTCTATTTAATTTAGAGTACCTTTCAATCAAAATCTTATTCTGTCTTATTTCTTGGTATGATACATGTTTAGACAACGAATTATAATCCTCTGTGGATATCATTTTTATGGCTGTAACTGCTGTTGTTATCATTTGAACAAAATGATCTCTGGCACCTGAAGGAGAGTTCTGGTATAATATGTTAAGTACTCTAGGGACATTTGGTTTTATTGACATTAAATACTCAACTAATTTGTCATCTTCTAATTCACAATCTCTATGAAATAATAATTTCAGATCATCATTCACTATTGTTTTTGTCAAAGCATCTTTAACAGTTGCTTTTATTCTAGAGGTTGATGAATTGCTTGGTATTATATTTATACTCGTAGGGTCAGTTATAAGCATTCTATAATTGATTTCATCACTGAATGGTATTTCAATACCTATAGATGATAATATGTGATGGGCCATTGTTGTTCCTTGTAAAGCTAAACATTTTAAAGTTGATATAACAGCTGTCAAAGGATCAGGATTACCTCTGTATACATATTCATGTATTGGAAGAACAGGATAACCTCCTAATATGCTAGGTAGCAACAAGTTATACATATCAAATTGATAACCACTTTCTTGAGGTTGCAAATTTAAGCTATGATTAAGGATTGATACTATTCTATCTATTTTAATAAGTCTAAGCGTTTCTAAATTTGAT